GGTTTCGGGGTTGATCGAGTCGAGGATCTTCTCCGCGTGACTTATCACTTTTTCCCGCACCGCTTTGCCCGCTTCGATCGCCTTGCGAAGGCTCGCCCTGGCGCGGGCATCTGGGAAAAAATCGATCAGTTCCTCGACGAACGCATCGGCTGCTTGGGAGATCACATCCCCCGAGAGTGCTCTGCCGAAATCCTCGTCGGAGATCGATTGCTTGTCGGCTTGGTCTTTGCACAAGCAATACAGCACATCGGCAAGCGTAACCGGATCAGAGACGAGTTTCGAAAGTGACTTAAATCCGTCATCGACCAGTGCGTAGAGATCGATCCCGATCAAGCCACGGATCCGTTTGACGGCCGTGACATTGATCGCGATTTCCCAGGTCCGTCGTGAGTTATCCACAAAACTGTGCATTTTCTAAAAACTCCAAGAGAAAGTAGCGTCCAGGGGATTAGCCGACTGACATCCAGCTTGGTGGATTTTCCGAGTACGTTGGCTTGGCAGTCACCGAGGCAGTGACGGCCTCTTCGAGGGCTTCATTCCTAGAAAAGCTCGCGATGCGAAACGTCGCGCGTAAGCCTTGGGAACCAACACTTCCTGGCCCCGTGATAGGACCATCGAGCACGACGAACTCCAGGGGTTCGTTTTGGAGAAAGGCATTGACGACGGTGGTGAATCCGGAATCTTCTGGGTCTATGACCAATTCGAATTCCAGCGATGCATCCTTGAGAGTGCTTACCGTTGCTCGCCAGCCTTCGTTGGCTCGGGTAGAAACGTCGGCTTCACCTGTTTCCAGGTTCAGTGTTAGGTCTCGGACGTTGTTGAGTCCCGACCAAGTGGGGCTCGCGTATGTCCCGGAGTTCAAATAAAGCCTTGCATCTAGTCCTAGTTTTACACCCATCGAATTTTCTCCTTAACGAACGCTGTTGGCCCACATTGGGGGTAATCGATCTTTGACTTTTTCCAGTGCTGGCCCCATGAAAGGCCGCTTCGGGTAACGTTCCTTGCGGAAATTGCCTCCGAACTCATGTGCTTTGCCTGCCGTTCCGACGACCGATATATCTGGCCCGATGGTGGCGATCCCTCTTTGCTTGTCGATCGCATAGACGATTGCTCGCTTGAGTTGTCCTTTACGGGTATTAGGAGGCGTCCCTGGCATCGAGGCTGTCTGCCGACGCTTGATCGAGCGACGAGCGACCAAACGGATCGAAGCAGCAGCATGGCCCAGGCTCTTGAAGTTGCCTTGCTGAGCCTTGGCTTTGACCTTGTCGAATGATTTTTTGGTGGTGACTTTGACGCCGATCATGGTTGTCCTTACGGTGCGGTGTATCCTTGTGCATTGACGTAGACCGCAGCACCGGTGGTGATGCATGCAAAGTTCAGAGCCGTATTGGCCGTGGTCTTGAGTGGATTCTCAAAAATGATCTCAGCCATCGGCGCGTTAGCAGGAAGGTGGCCTCGCCAAATGACCGTCGCACCGTCCTTGAGGACCACTTCGGTAGCAACTGCTGAGTTATTCGAGATCTGCATTGAATTGATGTAGCGGCGAAGACCAGCACCGGCTGCCGCAGATAAAACGACGTCGGTCGTATTGATCACCCCCCCAGCGACAGCGGCATACGACCATTCGAGTTCGGGGATTTGCCACGGGCGCGTGACCAATACACCTTGCAGAGTGGACACGAGGTCGGCCACATCACCGGTCGCAACGCTCGCATAGGCCGCTGTTTGTGCTCGACCTGCTACACGCACAGGATTGCCGGTAACCGCAGCATCGTGAGCCGCTTGGCCAGCGACGTTGGCCGTTACAGTTCCGATGTTGGTCGTGGTTGCGGTCGCTCCGGTTAGGATTACGCCCAGGCTTTGTCCAATGACGGTTTGACCTCGGCCAGCGGTGATTTCAGCGGTAAGCTCTGCGTAATCCTGGCAATTGATGAACTGGGATTGGAAATTGATCGCTGCGGGTGCTGCAGCAAGTGCGATCTGTCCAGATCCGGTGACATAGGCTCCGGAGAATACCGTTCCGGTCAAATCAATCGTGTTAGCGTCGATGACCGTGGCAGCGTAATTACCACGCAAGGCCGCTCCGTTATTGGTGACACCGTTGAGGTACTCGACCCAAATCGTCGGCGTTCCCGTGTATCCGTGTGCGGTCGACGTTAGACGGATGACATTGCCAGGACCAGCGACCGCGTTGGTAACGGCCTTGAACCCTTGATGATTCATCGAGCGGATGCGGATTTTGTAAACTGCGGTTGGATCCGGGATTTGCTGGTGACGAACATAGGAGTTCGAGCGACCACCGGTCGAATCCATCGCGCGGGAGTGGAAATAGCACTCGTCGGAGAACGGTTCGAGTTCGAGAATCGAATAGGTGGCAGTTGAAACAATCGCGGAGGCAGCTGATGCAATTGGGACCAACCCGCCATTTTGTACGCTGTAAACCATGTTGGTCACGGTCGTGTTGGCAGCACCACCGATGTCCATGCTCAGGCTGTGCTTGCCATCGGGTACCCCGGTGACTGGATCTACCGATACGGCTTCGATGATGTGGTGCGTGTTGGCTTGCCGAGTCCCCCCAGACTGCACAGCGATCATCGCTCGGAAAGGAATGGTGAACGTTTCTTTCGAGAGCAGTTCTGCGAAGCCTCCGGCCGTAGTTCCCGAACTGATGGTCAGGACACCACCCGAGACGCTCGCCGTGGATCCACCGCTAGTGGTCAGATCCCAAAGATCGGTGAGTGTCCGAGTCCAAGAATCCCTGAATTTCTTCTGGATCGACTTCACCTTGAACATATCGTCGCTGTCGTCCAGGCCAGGGATGTCACGAGTGACTCCCCTGGAACTGGTAAATTGCAGCCGATATGGTCCAACATCACCTGTGGTCATCGGTTATCTCCAGAGACGATAGGTTAGGGTTAAGACGCTTGTGAATTGCATCATGGTCTCCAGATGGTCTGGAGCATAAATCTGGTTGTTCTCGACGCTGATGAAACGAGCACCCGGATAGCTTGCCAGCGGATTTGCACGCAAATAGTCGCTGATCTCTTCAACCAGAAGCATCATTGCATCGATGGTTGCCATTTCATTTTTTGTTTTCTTTTGGATGCCGACATCGATCTGGTAGTCGAAGTTGTCACGCGAGCGATCCAGCGATGAAGTGCTGAGCCCCTTGGGTACGACCGAGACTTTTAATCCCGACATCGTTTTAAGATCGTAGATGGGCAGATACAGTCGCTGCGCAGTAAACGGCTGGCTGAAGCTAATGCCGTTTAGCTCTGCGGTGATTGCATCTGCGATAGCTACGATGTTCGCGGGCATCAGGTGATTCCGATTTCCTTGGTATGGATTCGATACAGGCTGCGATGAGGATCCGACCAGCGCCAAGCAGGTTCTCCACCGGGTGCGTTGACTTCGTAGGTGTAGACTTTGGTTCCAACGGTCTCGAGGATCGTGTCACCACGCTCTGGTGTGATCGCCGATCCAGCTATGATCAAATCGGAGGGAGCGATGAGGAAATCACGGTCGGTCCATTGCATCCGGATCCCACCGTAACCGTCATCGAGTTTCATCAGCGTCCGGCCTATCGTGGCCAAGACGCTTACTTGATTCGTACCTCGCACATAAACCACAGCGATTGAGGCATGCGATTTGAGCTTGCTTGCAAGCCACTGCTGGCCCATGCGAAGTAGATCCGGCATCGCTTCACCTAGGTCTTAATGGTGGGCGGCTGATTGGTAGGTGGCTGATTGTTTTGTTCCAAAAGCTTGAGCAGGGTTTGGTACTGATCCATGAGCTTTTTGAACTGCTCGTCATCGAGCACCGCATTGCCACGTTGCTTCCTGGCATTGCGAAGTGCCTGAAGTACCAGCGGAATTCCATACTGCAAGCCCAACAGCAAAGCGATGCTCGAACCAGCCGAAGTGGCGATCAGTCCCCCCGGAGTCCACTGCGGGCCGATTCGGAGTCGATCCGTGATGATCCCTGAATCCTCTGGCTCACGTTGCGAGGGTCGGAGCTTAGGACGATCCACGATCGAGTCGATCAGATCTTCCTGGGTGTCTGCCTGGGCTAGAAAGCCGAGTGGAACCTGCATAGGCTCTCCGTAGATCGTCGACGGAACCTGAACGATCTCTTTGCTTTCATCGATTTGGCAACTCACCTCGCGAGCGCCCGCTGGAAGTCCCTCGAGGGTTGCAGGTAGCTTGCCTCGCATCGCGCTAAGTAAAAATGGGGTCGATTGGCCTAGTCCTTCTCCACCACCGGCCCAGGTAAGCAAGCCAACGACTCGGGGCCCATCGTCGCTATAGTCAACGATGCTCGAACCGCTTCGGCCACCGATCGCTTCAGGTTTCCAGGAAAGAAGTTGGCCTTCTTTGCGGTTTAGCCGTAGCACTTGCAGGCTGGGCCATTCACATCTTGGGCATCCGAAGGTCGTGATGAGTGATTGGGTGTTCGGGTAGCGATCGGCGATCGGGATCGGTTCGACATCCCTTGCGAATGCTCCATTGCACTTCAGTAGTGCAAAGTCGACGCTAGTTCCACGTCCGTATCCCGAAGCAATGATCGATGCAGTTCCCCGCTCGCTCGATCCGTTGGTGTTCCAACGTTCCACGTTGACGGTTCGACCACGCGTGGTACCGGCCACATGGGCGTTGGTAAGTACGATCGCGTTTCCATCAGATGTGCGGCCTACAACTGTCCCGCTACCGCAGACATTGTTTACTGTAACTCGCACCGTTGCTCGGATGACCTGATCAAATCGATCGAGACTTTGAGCTTGGGTTCTAAGCCCCGATCTTGCAGTTTCGAAGGTTAGATTCTCTTTGAGTGGATCCAAGACAATCGTCCCGGGCATACTCTGCACGATCGGACAATTGCCATCTGGGCAGATCCGATCTTGGGCAAAGCCTATGCTGCCAAAGGTGGCAGCAACCATAAACAACAGAGCAAAACATTTGCTTTTCATAGTGATCCCTGCGATGAAAATGGAGCGGAAATCTGTGGTGAAGCGGTAAGCAGAACCTGCGTTACTGACTCAGACGCATACGGACCGTGGTGTCGGCCGATGCCGCAGCACGAACGACTTTGCCGATGGACTTGTTCCCTGCGGAGGTGGTGGTCACGACGTTTGCGGTGTCATCCCAATAGAGGATGGTCCCGACGGTAAAGGCCACGCCAGTGTTCTTGTTGAAGTCAAAGACCCCATCGACAGCAAGCGAACCGAGTTCCCCTGCTGCAATAGGACGAACCGTAACTCCCACAAGATCGCCTTGGACGACCACGTCTCCGGATGCAAGAGCACCCACGGGGGTGTGATCGATGTAATGACCTTCTTGGATGAATGTTGCCTGTGGCATGTTTTGTGAACCTCAATCAGTGAATCGGATCAAACAATAGACGACGGGTCAGGTAAGGCTTATGCCTCACCCTTGCACTTGATCGCTGCGCGTGGGTCTTGAAGAGCAACGCCGAAGTCGTGGTAACCACGCATCTGAACACCCAGGACATTGAAGTCCGCATCGGCGGTTTCGATCGTTGGAGCTTCTTGGCCGTTGAGGAACGCGACCTCGATTAGTGGCAGATCGTTCGGGTCGGTGATCAAGTACCAAGCCTTCGACGAGTTACCGGTATAAAGAGCGTTGGCCAGATACCGGCTCACTTCCACGCGGAACTTACCCACGTGTGGGTTGGTGATCGGAACACGAGCATTGGCGGTGCCATCACGCATCTCGAGCGACTTGTAGATCTGCGAGCCGATGGCCGACAATGCGGTTGGCACGAGCATGATGGCAGGCATGGTACCGATCGGTTTGCCGTCGGAATCAACGAGGTCGTAGTAGGCAACTTCGGCCTTGGTCAGTCCGTCGATGGAGAGCACCGTATCGGTCCCCGACAGGAAATTCTTGTTTCCAACCGTGAAAAACGCGGAGTTGGCGAGGAAAACGGTCCAAAAGACATCATTGATCTTCAAACCCGAACCGCGACCAAGTTTCCTCGGTACCGTAGTGATCGCCCCGAGGTCATCGTTGATGATGTCGCGCCGGTCGACTGCCATCATCAAGCCGTAGGTGTCGGCTCGGTTGGTGTAACTTTCGTTCCCAAGGTTGCCGTGCTTGAGCTCACCCCCAGGGGCGACCAGTTCGTACTGATCCTTACCAATCAGGCGGTAGCTGGTAACGGTCTTGAAGTCCGAGACATTTCGAACCGCACAGATGTTTCGCCACACGCGCTCAACGCTGTAGAACCCGTCCAAGAGAAACTTGTTAGCTACGTTCGAGAGAATCCCACCGATGTCGATGTTGCTCACAGAACTTGCTTCGATGAAGCTACCGAACGCGGCTCGCATCACAGCGCGGTGATCGCGGAAGTTACGTCCCGAGTATCCATTAGCCCATGCGGCTTCGAGAATCAGCTCTTGAAGACCAATCCCACCTCGGAAACGACGGGATGCCAATTCAAGAGATTGCTCATCGGAAACTGCTTCGATGTTCGTGAGATTGGCTGCCATGAAGCAAGCCGCTTCAAGGACCGATGCACTGATCGTGTTGTTGGTCACATGAACAGCAGCAACTGCAGGACGTGTCCCTCGGATCTTTTCCAGCTCTGCCTTCTCGAGGTTCCAGCCCTCTCGAATCGCTTGGGCCTCCAAGCTCGGAAGTGCCCCGTTGTAAATGCGACGAATCCCCGCGATGCGATCAAGTTCCGTTGCATGAGCACTGCGCATGGCTTCGATGGCTGCATTGACCTCCGGCTGATTCGGTACAGGCTCTTGCGTTACAGGACTTGGAGCGACGGGTGCTGCAGGAGTTGTGTTTGGATCGTCTTGATTTGGGGTTTGAGGGTCGTCCATGGTTTGGTCTCCAGGGGTTGAAGATGCCTGAGCAGCGACACTCGCGCTGGTTGCTCCGTCGGCACCAAGGTCTACAAAACTGATTTCACCGAGTGAGGACTTTCGGACGACATTCACGGGGCCGCTGTACTGCGTCCCGTTGACGGTCACTTTCTGTCCCTCTTTGACAAACTCGTATTCATCCACACCGGCACCCACCGAGGCTTGCCAGGGGAATCCGTTCTTTGAACTCACCACGACCTCGCGAGCTGCGGGGGTATCCCGCGAGACGATGCCGGTGGCGATCAGTTGACTGTTCTCGACTCGGATTGCATCTGTATGACCAACACCCGAAAGAGGATCATGACCAAAGCGGATGGGCCGAGCCTGCGATGGGATCGATAGACCAGCAAGATCGATGATTACGGGGTATCGCCAACCAGACACTCGCATCGGTCCACCGGTGTAGGCGACCATGCGGAACTTCGGTAGCGATGCAGCAGTAGAACCATCTGCCGCAGCATCGATGTCGAAGACAGCAGTTGCGCAGATGCTCAGTTGGCTTTGCGTTTGGTCTGGCTTAAGCGTCATCGGCTGGGACCTCTTCGTCTTGGACATTTGCATAATCCTGTGAAGGAGTGGGGGTGACTTGCCCGATACTTAAACCGAGCTGTGACATAAGTGCGACTTCCTTGGCTCGCTGACGAAGCTGGACCTCCCAGTCTTGACCTCGCTTGGCGTACTCATCAGCCAAAGTGGTCGTGTGACTTTCAAGCCGAGTAGCTTGCGCGCTTGCCTCTTTGGCAGGATCCACATGTTCATGTCCGTCCCAAAACCATTGATGCGGCCATTGTGCAAATGGACCTAGACCTGATGGGAGTAAATCAGGTACAAGAGATGCTTCATCGAGCCATGCTCCAAGGAGCCGATCAAGCACAACGCGTTCAAGATGCGACTGGTCAACACGGATCGCCTTGTGGTAGGTCTGATGATCTAACCTACCTGAGCTATAATTGTATTGCGAACTATTGCATAATGCGATATTTAGAGGCATGTTGAGACATCGCGCGATCTCGTTTAAGAGCTCTTGTTTGAACTCCTTATAGGTCGTCGTTGGCTGCTCAGCCTGAATTTGAGCCATTCGCCAACCTCCAGGCATGGTTACCAATGCACGCTTCTCAAGCTCGATCGGTTCAAATGGTTCTGCTGCATCAGCTTCTCCATTCGCAGGTGCATCGGTATAAAGGATCCCAGCAAAGTCGGCTGCAGTCTCTGCTGCAGCAAGTACCGCTAAAGTGAACCTTCGCAATTGTGCAAACAGTGGCAGCGCTGGCATGATGTCGGGAATACCACGAGTCTGGCCTGGGCGATCGGCGCGGAACCAGTGGAGTACTGCCGAAGCATCGATGCGATCGTAGTCGCTGCGAGCCGAGTAGAATCCGTCCCCGGGATGACTCTTTAGTACGTGGTACTCGATCGGATTGCCAGCCGCATCAAAGACGATTCCATCAACCGCACTCGTCGATAACCGATCCAAATCGGGAGTTGTGACTTGGTCGGCTTCGACAAGTCGAAGATCAAGCTGAACATCGGTGCTCAAACGGGGGTTGGTCGTCAGAACAGCGAAAGATTCGCCATCCGTGGCGCGAGCCATCCGCATCGTGCGTAGTTTTTCTGCGAGGTTGATCGATTTTGCCCACATCATGAAGGCATGTTCGATGCGTCTATTTGCGTCTGCATCGTTGGTGAGCATCTGCAACCGGGGGCCGGTACCGACGATGTCGTGGGCAAGGGTTAGCACAATCCCACGAGCATACGAGTTGTTGGCCGTTTCATACCGAGCACGGTTCCTAAGGATCCGTCGAACCTCGGCGCTATTGGATGCGTTGGGCGAGAGCCCATCGGCATTGGCCCAATGGCGACGATTATCATCGGTGGTCACCGCAGCGTCATAGCGAGCGCGCACGACCCTCGCAACGCTTCGCGATTGCGAGGGAGTGTTTTTTGGAGACCACCAATTGGAAATCCAGGACAACACAGTTACTCGGCCCCCGGTGGAACGATTTTGTTAAAGATCAAACCGCGACGCTTGGACTTTGCGGCTTGTTTGGAGGCGAGATAGCGATCGGCCTCAATCTGGTCGGTGAGCTTATGCTGCTCGATACTGCCAGCATCGCCCGAGGCCTTGGCTGGACCTTGCGCGTTTTCAGTGATTGCTTGCTGAAGATCTTCAGACATTCTGGCAACATGACCTGTAATTGAAGGATTCGGAACCTTGGTCCACCCCTCACTTACCTATGCCAGAAAGTTTCTCCCTTGCGCGCAAAAAAGCATGTTTGAGATCATCGTTGCTACATGTAGCAATCTTGGTCCTTGGCGGTTGTGATTTCATAGGTCACGATCCGCCTGCCGCAATGCCGACACTCTTTGCGCCTGCGGATACGGCCATCACGAAGCGGTTCGGTGTTGGTCGTGTAGAAGTGCCGACAGCCGCACTGCGGGCAAACGATCCCCCGATCGGGGTTTTCCTGTTTTTGCTCGCTCATCGGTTTCGTTTCCTTTGCATTTCAGCGAAACTGATCCTACCCGACTTTGGAATGCCGACCGAGTCGCTTCCCGAGAGAGCGACACCTTGCATTGACGCTCCAACGCAGCAACCGACGATGCAATCGAGCCAGTGGTTGTCACCTCGCTCCGGGCGCTGTTTCCATTCATCCACCGTGCGACCACGGCCTTCGGTGCGCACGCGGTACTCGGCGCAGAGGTGTTCGGCCAGGAGCCTGTGGGTCTCGGGGCTTGTTCCAAAGAGGGACAGGCAACCTTTGCTACCCATTGAAACCGCAAGGCGAGCGTGCATAAAGGTTTTCCAGTAGTTGGTATCATAGACCACGTGCCGAACCGCTCGCTTGCCATGGATGTTCGGGATCCTCCAATTGTGGCCGACGCGATCTCCCGGGCGACGCTTGTACTCGGAGAACGGCTGGCTCGATGCCCCAACGAACCTCCCGTGGCTTGGGATTACGATGCCAGCGTGGGCACTTTGCCTGCAGAACTGGTAGACCACATCGGTCGAAGCACCCCAGTTGGCATCGATCAGGCATCGCTCGATTCGCATCATGGCACCATCATCACGTCGCCATTCCCGACCGATTAGATCCCCGGTCAATTGCTCAAGTCCGGCGTAGATACTCCCCTCGAGCCCACCGGCTTTGGTCGCGGTTGCTAGGGTGCTCCTTGCATCCCGAAGTGTAAAATACGGCCGCTTCTGATCCGGATAGCTTCCATAGTCGATAAGGTATCCAGTGAAATCGCTCTCCCAGGCGACCACGGTGTAAAACAGGAGCGTTGCCTGGACGTCGACGAACATCGTTAGATGGTTGGTGGAAATCGGGACCACCCGCCTGTCAATCCGATTGAACTTTGCAGCGATCTGATCTGCTGTCAGTTCGTTGTCGTTTGCTTCCTGTTCTGGTAGCGGTTCGTTTTGGTATTCGGCAAAGAATGCTGCTTCGTCTTGAAGCTTGAGATTCATCGCATGTTGGATAGCCGACAGTTCATCGTGGTTGTAACGCTCGGGCCATGCGACCTTGGATCCAAGGTCCATCGCGGCACGATTCGAACCGTAGAACTCTGTGGCTAACGATAGGTCGCCACGACTACGAAGGCTCTCGGCGCGAAGTTCGGCGTACTTAGCCCAAAGTTTTTCGTCGCTTGGGAACTCATAGACCATCCGGGTCCGTTCCCCATTCCATTCTGGATGTTTGTCACGCGAAAGGATGTTGTCGGCCATATCACCTGGGCGAATAACCGTGCAGGGCATGATCCCAGAGATTTTTTTACCAGGGCCCGAGAGACCCAGGATAGCCCCCGCGAGGATACTTTCACGCGTGGCGCACTGGGAAAGGGACCTTGCTGATTCGTCCGTTTGAGGATCGTCGATGACTACAAGGGTTGGCCGAACGGTCCTGCCATCGGATCGCTTGTACTTCATGCCTCGGATCCGACCTGTGATCCCAGCGACCTTGATGATCGCTCCGCTTGC